GACATTCAAACTTATGTCTGCAATATACACACTCTCTAGGTAGTTGCATGTTACCAGACTTGCCATCAGGTATAGGATTATAACATAAATTAGGTGGCTTGTCCAGCTTTACTGCTGCTTTAACATCTCTTATTTTCTTCTTGATGTTAGGCTTATCAAAGTTATCTGGCTTGTATAAAGCTAACTCACCTGACTCTTTATTTAAAGCTAAGAACCCACCATTGCTGGTACCTTCTGCTGCTTCGTATCCTGCAAGTTGAGCCATGTATCCAAAGATATCATTCTCTGCTAGTGTTCCATCTTTAAACTTCTTGAAGGCAAAGCCTGAAGCTGTCTTAATATCCACTACCTCACCATCAATAACACAGTCCATGTGCCCTTTGATGCCCGATACTGTAACTTCTTTTTGTTCACTAGTAACTGTATGTCCTGATAGCTTTATTAAAAACAACACAATCTCTTCAAGCAAGTGCCCGTATAAGAACTTAATAAACAAAGAGGGTGGCATCCTTTCAGGAGTACCTTCAGACTTCATGTCAAACCATAACTGTCTTTCTTTCTTACCTATGTTAGACATACGAAGAGTAGACTTACCACGTGGTTCAGGGTGTGACCAGTTGTAAAGAATCTCTTTCATTGATTCTCCGAACTGTTCAATGGTGTCCTCGTCTAAATCAATATGCTCACCATCAGCAAGTACCCCTATCTTATTATATATATCTTCTACCAAGGTGTCAATAGTTTTCTTTGATTTAGCCATGTTTAAACGACCTCCATATTATTTATTATATCTTTTGCTATCTTTACATCTAGCTTAAACCACTCACCTTTACGTTTACCTGCTTTCTTAGCACATAAAGTATGGGCTGTTTGTTCAGCAGTTCTTCTATCAGTAAAGTATTTTTTAAATTTTAATTTAAAATCTCTGAGAGGACTAGATGTTTGATAGCCTTTACACCTGTCTTCAGAATCAACAGCCATACCAATTTTTATCCAGCCTTTCCAAGCAGGGTTAGTTATGATGTATACTTCTCCTTCTTTTATTTGGTCATATAAAGCTAGAGTTTCTTTTTTAATAAACTCTAATTTATTATTATGATTAATAATTCCCATCGCTTTATAAGCTGCAAGTTTACCTTGAGTTCTATATACAGCATGAAAAGGATGATTAGTGTTTCCAATACTCATGCGTTTATTTTTTATTGTCATACGTGCTTTATTAAATAAAGAAAAGCAATCAATACATATTTTTTCACCCCTTACTCTACGAGATAAATACCAATTATCTTTTGTTAATTCAACATTACAGTCTAGACAATGTTTAGTGTGTTTCATTCTGCACCCTCCTTTCTTCTGAAAAATTTTTCGATAAAGTTTTCGATACCACTTGATTGATAGTAAGTTTCACCGTAAGTATTATCTGAACGCATACCTCTCCAAGTTCCTTTCCCTATGATGTATTCAAAAGCATAACGTTTTCTATTACCTCTCCCATCTTTTCTTGGAATAAGTTTAGTAATTACTTTAACTACTTTATTTTCTATTTTATATTCTATCTGTTCTTCTTCTAAAAATTTAATTACACTTTCTTCAGTCTCTGTATATACTTTAAAATTCGGTTTTGAAAATAAAAATCTATTACAAAAATCTTCTATGCCTTTAGATGTAAAGTGTTTAGAGGGATAGCCTCCCTTATTCCAAGGTGCCCATCTTCCGGAAGTTGAAAAATATGCATACTTGTTGTCATTAAAATATATCCAAAACATAGTTGAACCAGCACCTTGTGTGAGTTCGTGGTTAATATTTTTAGAGTCTAAATACTCGCTTACATCATCTACAGTTTCATTTGTACTGTGACTAAACAGAACTTCTCCTTTTGAATTTACTCTATTAAAACTCCAGTTATATTCTTGTTCTTTAGTGTGTTTCACTCCAGTCCCTCCCTATTTTGTATTCGCCATCTAACGGACAACGAAGATTATAAAATTCACCTGCTTGTTTAAAACTTTTAACTGCCATCTCTCCAACAAAATCTGCTTGAGATTCTTTGACTTCTATCTGCCACTCATCATGGATGTTAGCTACAAACTTATAGTCTATAGTGTTTAACTTAAGTAATCCATCAAGTATAGTTAAAGCTTTCTTCATAACAATAGCACCTGCTCCCTGTAATAAAGTGTTTAGAGCTGCATGATTATTTCTTATGTAAAGCTTTCTACCATCTAATCCTTTAAGGAATTTTTTTCCTGCTGCTCTTGTAACTCTATCTCTAAGAGATTTAAATGCAGGGTTATTATCGAAGAAATATTCTCTAGCTCGTCTACCATCTGTCGTATTTCCTTCGACCACTTTACCAAGCTTTTCATCTCCTGCACCGTACATGAGTGCATAGATGAATGTTTTTGCCTGATTTCTTGATTTAAGTTTTGCAGCTTTTTGATTAGCTGTGTGTATATCTCCATCTAATATCTCCTTGATATAATCTTTATCATCCATATAATGTGCTAACATTCTAAGCTCTAAACCACTAGCATCTACACCTAACAGAACATTGCCCTCATCAACAACCCAACAAGACCTACACTCTTTACCATAAGGACTATGAACCGATGGAACTTGAGCCATGTTAGGATTTCTATGAGTCATCCTGCCTGTGATAGCACCGTTAGGTATAACAAAGCCATGAACTCTACCGTCATCTCTAACAGAACTAACCCATGAATCAACCTGTGCTATTCGTTTCTGTATCAATAAGAAGTCTGCTATAAGTTTAGCTTCACGTATATGTGTAACCTCTGATAAAGTTTTCTCATCAACAATAGGCTGACCAGTAGGTGTAAATCTATCAGGCTTCCAACCAAAGTCGATAAGATATTCTCCTATCTGTTTACGAGAACCAAGATTAAAGTCTTGTAATGTTTGTCTCATAAATGGTTCATAGTTCATAGTGTTTAAACACCTTGCATATTCATCATCGGTAAGACCACGCTTAGAAAGATCACCGTCTTTCTTGATGTAAGGAGTAACAAGTTTAGTATCAACCCACTTAGGTTTAAACGTATCATGTACCTCGTCTTCGATCTGTTGTTTCTTTTCTCTTAGCTCTGCCAAAAGAACTAGTGCAGATTGCATATCAAACTTAAATCCATTTACTTCTTGCTGTTTTATAATACCAGCTACAGACTGTTCTAGTTCAATGCAACCTTTACTAAATCCTTTAGATTCATTACGTAAGTTTTTATACACTAAGGTATTCAAAGTAACATCACGGACACAGTAGTCTAACATTTCATTAGAATAATTTAAGTAATCTTCGAACTCAATCTTAGATAGTCCAAGTCTAAAGCCCCAACTTTCTAGGCTATGTCCACCGTCCCTGTTAGGATTGAATAGCCTTGATAATACAAGAGTATCTATTACTTCTTTATTACTGAGATCAACACCTCCAAACTTTTGAACCATTGGAATATCAAAACCAATAATGTTATGTCCAATAAGCCTGTCTGCTGTTGCAAGAAACTTATACCCTTCTTCTAATTTATGAGGAGGGAATTTAAATATCTCACCTGTCTCTGCATCTTGAGCTACAATACAATGTACAAGTGTTGCTTGTAAATCGTCTGTCTCAATATCAAATACTAAATCCATAATTAAAATGCCTCGTCTGCTGACGGGTCAAACTCTATGTCCTCATCCGTTAGCTCTGTTAATCTACCTGTTTCTGCATCATAGATAACTCTAGCTGCCATACCTACATCACCTGTGTATCTTGATTTAAGTACACGTAGTCTTGTAGTTCTAGCCTCATCGGGGTCATCTGATTGTTGATTACGTTCTAATGCAATTACACAATCTGATAACTGACCAATACTATTAGAGCCACGTAGATGAGAGAGACTTACTTCAATACCATTCTCATGTCCTTTGTTTCCATCGACACGTCTAAGATGTGATACAAGTATAATCCCTGCACCTGTCTCTTCAACTAAACTTCTAAGTCTAGTCATAATAGTATCAATGGCTCGTCTCTCATCACCTTCATGTACTGCACTCACCAACATGTGCAAGTGATCTACTACTACCCACTTACAGTCGCAACCAATAATCATAAAGCGAAGCTTGGTAAAGATATCATCAATGTCGTTAGTGCCAAAGTGTGAGTGAACCCATACTCTGTTTTTATTCTCACCATCATACAAGATGTCAAACATCTTATCAAGTTCTTCTTTAGAAAACTTCTCACGTTCTTGGTCAATGTATAACCTAGCGTTAGCTTCAATGGAAAGGATACCATCAATGGTACGTCTCCAGTCTTCTTCTAATGCAATGATACCTACGTTGTCCTGTGTTTGTTTCACAAGCCAATGCTCTATCTCTCTGGTTACACTAGACTTACCTAGTCCTGTTCCACCTGTAAGAGTTACAAGCTCACCCTGTCTTAAGCCATACAGCTTTTTGTTTAGTCCTTCATAAGGATATGGGATGCTTTGTTTCTTCTCACGATTATGAAACTTCTCACGTTGCTCTGTAACATTTATGACACCTGATGGTGTATAAACTTTACTAGCCCACCACGCTTCAACAAAATCTTTATGTCTGTTGTCACGTAACATTTCATTAGGGTCTTTGAACCCATTGGGAAGTGTGAGTATCCTAGCCTTGCCGGGTTTAAACAACCTCGCAACTTTAACTGATGCTTCTTTACCTGCCTTGTCATTATCAAAGGCAACGATAACATTTTCAAAGTCATCAAAGAACTCTAGGCTTTCTTTAATATCTCTGACTGCTCCTTGTGCACCACGCTTGATGGATACCACTGCCCACTTACTACCAAGTAGTTCGTAAGCTGACATGGCATCACACTCCCCTTCGGTTATGGTGACATACTTGCCACCCTTAAACAACTGTTGACCAAACAATCCTGTCTCATTATAAGAACCATTGACAAAGAAATCTTTCTTCTCAACGTTCCTAACTTTGGTAGCAGAAATCTCGTGTCCATTATAATATGGATACATATGTTTAGTAACCTTACCTTGTAGATCATGCACTACTTTAACACCATACTTTTTAGCAGTACCTTGAGAGATACGTCTATCAGTTAGTGCAGAGAAAGTACCTGTATCTAAGTTATCAGGTTGTTTAAACGTTGTTTGATTTGTTGTTGTTTGTTGTACCATATCTTTTCCTTCACATGAATTATTATAGTTAGGCATAAATTCTCCACAACTGAAACACTTTGCCGAGCCATCTGCATTTATTCCTACAGCATCGCTACTATTACAAAGTGGACATGGTTGATGTAACTTATCCCAAGTTTTGTTTTCCATATTAGCCCTCACTAATGGTTATTATTTATCTTCTGTTTCGGTAGATTCTTCAACCTCCACTTCAGGTTCTTCTGATTTAACAACAGCTTCGTCTCTATCTTTAAGTAACTCTTCTAAGTTAGCTCGATGTGTACGACTTGCAAAGTCTAAAGCTTCTATGATAACTTGTAAGTTACCTACTTTCTGTACGATAACAGTAGCTTCTTGCTTTGTTTTATCATCACTGATATTGTTAACATCATAAGCAGTAGTTCCATCATCATTATTAATAGTAATAATCATAATTAAAACTCCTCGTTATCTGTATCAGCCTCAGTATATTCGACTAAGTTATTAACTTTAACAGCTATCAACTCAGCAAACGTACCGTACTTTCCTGTGTAAGGTTTAATCTTTACCTTAACATCAGAACCATTACCAACAGAAACATCCATTGGATTACCGTCAACATCAACTAACTTAGGTGCAGTGTTTGTTCTACCAGCAACCTCAACTTTCCTACTAAAAGAAAACGCAGGTTCTTCGTACTTGAAGTTACCAGCTCTATCCTTTACTTGAGAGAGTCCAACAGATTCTAACCTCTCTGCTGTTTCTTTATCAGTTAACACGGTGATTTGATATTTAGGGTCACCGAACCTAGTGTTAGGCGTAGTGACGTTAGCCCACATAGCCTTTCCTTCTACATACTCATACATAAGTTTCCTCCTTTGTTGTATTAAGTGTGTGCATT